CAACAAGCAACACATGACTTTCACTAAGCTGTTCAAGGCGCTGACCTCACCACCTACTCGTATTGCACATGATCCTTTCGTACCACCCCCGCAAGCTATGCCTGATGAGTACAAGGATGATGATGCTATCACTGCGTACCGTAGGTTCTATGTGCTGGATAAGCATGACCGGCGAGGTATCGTTACTTACAAACATGCTTGCACTAACTACATTGAGGAGTGGAGAGAGTGACTGCTTGGAAAAACATGACTGATGATCAGAGGGAAGTTGCCAAAGCGGGTAATCGTAAACGCTGGGCAAACAGAACTGAGAAACAACGTAGGCATAGAGTACTGTGGAGTGCGATGCAACGGGCCAAAAAACAGGGAGTGCCTTTTGATATTACTCATCAAGACATTGATGACATCTGGCCTAAAGATAACTGTTGCCCTGCTTTAGGTAGACCCTTGGTGTGGGCTACTAAACAATTTACACCAAACTCACCTAGCCTAGACAAAATCAATCCGCAGTTGGGCTATGTCAAAGGTAACATAGCTATTGTTAGTTACTTAGCTAATTCAATTATGCAGAACGCTTTACCCAGTGAAGTTACCAAGGTAGCCCAGTGGTTCTCTCAACAGGTGGAGGATTGGGATGTTAACTGATAACGTGGTACCCCCTGATGTGTTATGGAATAAACAAATGCATCTAGCGATACGCAAGTACGAGCAGTATCAAATCACTAGGGATGCCCTACTGGATAGGCTTGAGAAACTCGGCTGGGATAGGGACGTAGCACTGGACTTAATACTGGAGGATGAGGAGGAGTAGTGGCAGTCATACATGTCAGTCGAATGGATAGCATGGGTAGTGATCTCACAGTAGCTAATGCTGCTCGTGTGTCCTTCGCTAAACATAAAGAGGAACTAGATGGCAGCGATGAGAAGTTGATCAAGTTCCTTGCAGAGCATGGGCATTGGTCACCGTTCTCTCACGTGTTCATACAGTTTAAGATTGACGCACCTATCTTTGTAGCACGACAGCTACAGAAACATCAGGTAGGTTTGGCATGGAATGAGGTCAGCCGTAGATATGTAGACAGTACCCCTGAGTTCTACTCACCTGATGAGTGGCGGCGTAGGGCAATAGACAAGAAGCAAGGCAGTATGTCTGAGCCTGTGCCTTCACAGAAGGTTGTCAAAAGTATCAAGGAGGAGTTTGATGCTGTAGCATTGGACTGCTACAATAGACTACTGAAGCTGAAGGTGTGCCCAGAGCAAGCACGTATGGTACTACCACAAGACATGATCACGAGTTGGTACTGGAGTGGTAGCGTCTATGCGTTCAGTCGTGTATGTAATCTGAGATTAAAGGAGGACGCACAAGCAGAGACACGAGAGGTAGCGCAAGCCATCAGTGATCATTGTACTATTATGTTTCCTGTCAGTTGGAAGTTCCTGTGTCCGGCTGGTTGATCATTTTAACAGGTGCAATCTATGCCTATGTGTGTTATGATCAGGCAATGAAAGGTAACCTCGGTATGTGTTTAGCTTACGGAGGCTACGCCTTTAGCAACATAGGTTTGTTTTTACTAGCAACAAAGTGAAGGAGTAATTATGGCTAAACCTAAAAAGAAATCTAAGGAAGATCGTGCCTTTTGGTTCGAGAACCATGTTATCGTGACGACTTGCGACGATGACAAGGAGAAGGAAGAGAAGTTAAAGCAAGCATTGAAGATTCGTGTGGCAGCAGGATACAGTGGAGGTTAAGCATGTCAGATCAGAAATACTTTATAATTAATAAAGATGAGCTAGAGCAAATCTTGAACAAGATAAGGCGTCTACCTTGGGATGATGCCAATGAAATCATGGCTATTATCAAGGACTTAAAGCGTGTCAACGTCGAAGAAACAAAAAAAGAAGAACCGTTTGAAAACAAGTTCAGCGGCACAGGTGACCGGAACGAAAAGCAAAACTCTAAGGAAGTCCCCCCAGTTAAGGGTACTACCGAACGGGGTGGTGTGGATACTCCGGTTTACTAACAGTTGGTACGTTGCAGATGTTATCTAGAGGATTTGCTCACGCTAGAACAGCAGCCTTGTGTGCTACTGGTGTAGGTCGTGGCAAGTTTAGGTTAGGTGCAGTGGTGATGCGAGATACTCATGTGATCTCGGCTGGCTTTAATAGTTACAAGACACACACTAAGCTGGCTAGGGTTACTGAGTATCCGTGTCTCCATGCTGAGACACACGCTATGTTTCGAGCCGGACTTGATAACATTGCAGGATACACTATGTATGTCATTCGTATTGGCAGGGATGGTGCAGTTAGGTTGGCTAAACCTTGTATGACATGTCAGCACTACATACATCTGTCTGAATTAGGCAATGTGTATTATTCAATAGACCAAGAGGAGTATGGTACACTATGAAATCTCAAGAACAAGACATCGTTAAATTACTTATAAAAATGCAGGTAGGTATAACTCCTGCATGGACTAGCGTTTTGAATGATGCGGCTGATGAGATAGTCAGTCTTAGAAGAAAAGTTAAGGCATTAGAGGAGTACATTGATCTTGTCAAAAACTTCCCCTGATAATGTGAACAACCCGTCGCACTACAACACTGGACAGATCGAGTGTATACAGGCGATTGAGGCTTTCTTAAACACAGAACAACTACAAGGATACCTATCTGGCAACTGCTTCAAGTATCTCTGGCGACATGCTTACAAGGGTAAGCCGGTAGAGGATTTGAAGAAGTGCCAGTGGTATCTAGAGAGGTTGATAGATGTCTATGAGAACAGTAAGTGACGCAGTAGAAAAGTATCTACGCTTACCACAGTTCACTGTGTCTATTAGGCGTGACCAAACTCGTAAGCAGTATGCCTATCTTTTGCGTAAGCTATGCTCCCTGCCGTACAACGATGCTACGGTGGGAGACATGCCAACATCAAAGCTAAAGGCGTCTACCTGTCAGGAACTTTATTACTTAATGATTGAGCAGTCACAGGGTGCAGGTGTTCGTGCTGCTAACTACACAGTTCAGGTAGCAGTGCGAGCATGGAACGTGTTGATTAAGCATGACCTACTAGACAAGAACCCTTGGTCACTGGTCGAACGAATGCAAGCTGCGCCACGACATACTGTGTGGACTAACACTGACTTCGAGACTATACTTAAGACAGCTTTTGCTGAGAGCAAGTGGAGAAACATTGGCCTACTCATACGCATCAATGCAGAGCTAGGTCAACGGGCTGGGGATATGCGCCTAGTACAATGGGACAACTTTGATTTAGAGCAGCAACTATATGTGCGAGAGTCCATTGAAAAAACTAGAGAACATATCCCCGGCATCCCCATCTCAGATAATCTTAAGCACATGATCATAAAACAAAAGGAGTACTATTCATTTCAACCTTGGGTTGTACCCAACCCCTACACTATGGAGCCTTACACTGAGAGTGGATTACGCCATACTTTCAGGAGGTTAGCTCGCGCTGCTAACATACCGGATAAGCTACAGTTCAGAGACATTCGGCGTACTGTACTCACCGACCTAGCTAATCATGGTGCCACAGACAACGAGATGATGTCCTTCAGTGGGCACAAGAGCCGTGCTAGTCTCACGCCGTACACTAGGATCAGCGTGGAGCAAGCTAGGAATGCAGCAACGAAACGTAACTTTCAACTTAACGAATAGGAGTGTGAAGTGAAAAAGAAAACACCAACACATGACTTGAGTTGGTACATTAAGTGGTTGGCTACCTTCACAATTATTGTTGGTGCCGTGTTTAATTCGTTTGAGATCGTGCCTTACAACCTGTTCGTTATGTCTAGTGGAGTACTGCTTTGGTTACTGGTAGGTTTATTGTGGTTCGACCGTGCATTAATTGTGTTGAACACAGCCATACTTGTGATATACTTCAGTGGCATTATAATGCACTTCAGTTATAGGTAGGGACATGTCTTTACAAACTACATTGGATCAACTCACACTCAGCATGGACACTTCCCATCGTGGGGATTGTCCAGCGTGTGGTGGGCGCAACACCTTTACTGTAACCAGAGGCATAGGAGGTATACTATATAACTGCTATAAGAATACTTGTAGGTTATCAGGTAAGTCTGATAGACCTATCACGATAGCTGACTTGAGTAACATGAAAGAAAATACTAAGCGCAAGGACGCTGTGTTCTTTGAACCTGATCATTGGACAAGGACACATCCCTCCATGAATACTTGGCTCAAGCAATACGACTTGAATGCCAAGCGTGTCGATACTAGATACGATGTGAAGGAGGATCGTGTGGTCTTTCTAGTTAAGAAGGAAAGAAAAATTGTCGATGCAACTGGCCGTTATATTGGCAGAAATGTACAGTATGCCACAAAGTGGAAACGCTATGGCGAAACGCAAGTCCCTTATGTGTACGGTGAAGGTACAATTGCGGTGGTGGTGGAGGACTGTATCTCGGCGGCAGTAGTTGGTGAGATGGAAAACTTAGTGGGCTTTGCTTTGTTAGGTACAAGTCTTCTTGACCCTTACATTGACTATCTCAAACCATACGCAAAGATTATTGTTGCCCTTGATCCTGATGCCAAGCGTAAGACATTGCAGATTACGGCTACACTTAGGACTACCTTTCCTGATGTGTTTGCATTAAACTTACATGACGATATCAAATATAGGTTGCCATTGGATATGGCTTATTTAGAAAGGTTTGCAGGATGAGTATGGAACTAGGCTTAATGAAGACGCTCTTGAACAAAGAGTTTTACGACAACAACAAAGTGTTTTCTCGGCAAGGGGTGTTTCGTTCTAAAGAAACTAGATCAATCAAGAAGGTTCTTGATGATGCTATGTTTAAGTACAACGAAGACTTAAGTACCGATGATCTTGAGGCACTGTTCTTTGCAGCCAACCCTGTCCTTACATCTGCTCAGAAGGATGTGTTCACCAGTCTCTTTCAGAAGATTGGCGTACAGCAGCCACTGTCTAAGGAGGTAGCACATGATGTGCTGACGCAGTTAAACCGTGAGGCTTCTGCTGATCAGCTTGCTGACCTATCGTTCAAGATATCTAACGGCGAGATCACTTCCTTGCATCCTGTTCGAGAGTTCATTGATCAACACGCTGACAACTTTACTCCCACGATGCGAGTAGACTTTGAGCAAATTGACATTGATCATCTAATTAAACGCAGTGATCTGGAGTTTAGGTGGACTATCAATATTCCTACGGTTGCTCAAATGATACCGGGCATTAATGGAGGACAACTTATCGTCGCTGCTGCTCGACCTAACACCGGCAAGACAAGCAGCCACGCCAGTCTATGTGCTGGTCCGGGTGGGTTCATGGAGCAGGGTGCAAAGGTAATGGTGCTGGCTAATGAAGAGGGCACAACCCGTGTAGCTCAGAGGTACCTTACAGCATGTACTGGCATGGACGTAAAGACTATAGACAACAACCGAAAGGAAGCTGATAAGCGGCTTGCAAAGGTAAAAGAAAACCTGAAGATAACTGATGCTACAGGTTGGGACTTAGACAGGGTGGAGGGTGTAATCAAAGCCTATAAGCCTGACATTGTGATTGCTGACATGGCTGACAAGTTCTTACCCGGAGGTACCTTTACCGCTGGGCATGAGCAACTCAAGGCTACATACATTCGCTTGCGTATCCTTGCTAAGGAATACAACACGGCTGTCTTTGCCATGTCTCAGTTGTCTGCTGAAGCAGAGGGCAAGGTCAACGCAAATATGTCCATGTTGGAGGGATCAAAAACAGGTAAAGCATCTGAGGCTGACCTCTTGATTTGTATCACTGGCAACCCCACATTTGATGGACAAGAAGATGAGGACTTTACTAGGCACTGGTGTATAGTTAAGAACAAACTTACAGGTAGGCATGGTAAAGTTTCCACAATGCTTGACCCTATAACAGCGAGGTATGAAGCGTAGTGATTTTAACTATAGACATAGAGAACACTGTATGTCGTTCGCCTGAAGGTAAGCTTATGCTTGACCCTTTCACTAAAGGTAATGAGCTAGTGTTAGTCTGTGCGAAGAAAGACACAGGTGAAGAGTATCACTTTTGGTTTAATCACAAGGAGGTAGACACTGACGTAAAGGATCATGCTGCTCTTCAAGAACTACTTGATGATGCCAGCATGTTGATCTGTCACAACGCCCAGCATGAATTGATCTGGCTGTGGGAATGTGGCTTTAAGTATGAAGGCTCAGTGTTTGATACCCTGCTCGTGGAGTACGTACTTCAACGTGCTGTAAAGCAGCCACTGTCTCTTGATGCCGTAGCAGAACGGTACAGCTTGGATAATCAGAAGATGAGTACTCTGTCTGAGTATCTAAAGAAAGGTACATCTGTTGATGAAGTTCCCAAGGATGAGCTACTTGAGTACTGCTTACAGGATGTACGCACTACGCAGGAGTTGTCCAATGCTCTTCGCAAGAAGATGTTCAAGGAAGAGTATGCTCCACTACACGCTATCATTGATCTAACTAATGACATGTGTGTTCTACTTGCTCGCGTCTATCAACGTGGCTTTAAGGTTAACCTTGATGCCCTTGAGGAAGTTCGTAAGGAGTTCACAGAAGAGCGTGATGTACTGGTGAAGTCCCTTGAGGAGCAGGTGCATACTCTTATGGGGGATACACCTATCAACCTATCCTCACCAGAGCAATTGAGCATGGTTATCTACAGCCGTAAGCCTAAAGATAAATCTACTTGGTCCGGCATGTTTCCTAAGTACACAAAGAAGAAAGAGTTCTACTCCCTAGTAGAAAAGCACAGTGACATTATCTACAAGACACAAGTCTTTCAGTGTACCCTATGTCAGGGTCGTGGGTATTCGTTTCCTAAGAAGAAAGATGGTAGTGTGGGTAAGGCAAAGCGACGGTGTACTAAGTGTGACACTGCCGGTGTTATCTTTGTACCTAACACTCGTGTTGCTGGCCTTAAGTTCAAGGCTAGTGGTAGTTCTTTCATCGCTGCTCATGGGTTCAAGACAGATAAAAGAACACTAGAGTTCCTTGAAAAGGTTGCCATCAGTAACAATATGGAAACTGCTAGAGACTTTCTGTTCAAGGTACGCAGGTTATCTGCCCTTGATACGTACATCTCTGCGTTTGTTGATGGCATTCAAACCTTTACTAAACCTGATGGTAGGCTACACGTTCGCATGACACAGCACAGAACTAGTACTGGTAGGTTGGCATCTGACTCACCTAACCTACACAACATGCCACGAGGTAATACATTTCCTATAAAGAAAGTGTTTACTTCTCGTTGGAAAAATGGTACAGTTCTTGAGGCTGACTTTGCTCAGTTAGAATTTAGAATTGCAGCAGAGTTAAGCAAGGACGCAATAGCTATGGAGGAAATACTTACGGGCTTTGATGTTCATAGTTACACAGCCGATGTCATTACAAAGGCTGGACAAGAAACTACTCGGCAACAAGCTAAGGAACATACCTTTGCTCCTTTGTTTGGTGCCACTGGCTTTGGAAGGACACCTTCTGAGGCTGCGTACTACGAGAACTTCTTAG